CTTGACGTTGCGAACGCGGTACTGTTTGGCTTGGTAGCCAACGTGCCAACGTTCCTCTCGAGGCAGCCATTCATCGGATACTTCAACCAAAGAAGGTACGGGCAATCCCATATCCTTCCTAGGTATTGCGCCATAGATGGCGTGCAGCCTAGCGACGATTAAGTCGTATAGGTGTCGGTATGATCTACGATAAAACTCGTTTGCATATTCTACAAACGAAACGTAGACCTCAGGGCGTGGGATTGATGACCACACGGTATGTAACCGTACGGGTGTAACATCGATGCCAAGGTAGGCATCGCACCCGCAGGATTCTCGGAAGAATCCAGTAGTGCAACTCTTAGACTTGTTGACCCGAAGGCCAACAGCTTCGAGAAGTTTGATCGCGTCCGCGGCTTGCGCCGTTTGAACGACCACATCATCTCCATACACTAAGAGGCTCTCGCGAGCCTCCGCATCCGTTAGTCCGGCAGTCAAGATTGCCCATATAGTAAGCGCCAACACGGGAAAGCAAAGAGCTGACCCCATTGGAGCAAACTTGTTGAGCTTTAGAACCTTACCGTCAGGTAACGTTGTAAACAGACTGCGACAGTCCAGGAGATACCCGCACAGGGGCTCCGGGAATAGCGCACGAACCAAACCGATCGACACGCGGTCACTTGCCTCTTGAAGGTCAAGTGTAGCGTACTTCACAGCTTTAAGCTGATACGTCTTGCAGAGTTTCTGCGGAAACGCGTCCGGGACATAGAATAATTCCCGATGAGACCCTAGAAGGGCCCCTAGCTGGTTGGGACGTTGATCAGTAAAGTGGACATTCATCCTCGTGAGAGGGTGCGATTCCACGTGTGCTACGATGGCTCTATGAAGACCCTGCTGAACCCACTGGAAAGCCAGAGGTTCCTCAGAGATCAACCGTGGGCCACGCGAGTCTTTCGGTACAAGGACAACCTTCGCCGAATCCTCGCGGTATGGCAGAGCTTGAAGCTCTTGCAGAGAGTCACACAAGTGCCCAGCAGAAGCTACGAAGTAGTCTTCTAAAGGGTATCTTGAAATAATTCTCTCACTGACAGAAGTCCAACGATACTTCCCTGGACCCTTCTCCTTTGTGGAGACAGAGCCTGGGCCATGTCGCGGATAAATGTCAGAACAATCAAAGTCGCAGAAAAGCTCCACGAGGAGCTTTCGTGCCCTTTGAATTACACTACAAACGTCCAACGCGGTTTCCGAGCTTTCGCTCGTTTTCCACGGGGGCGGCGTAGGGCCAGTACAATCAGAACAATGGCTTTCGCCACTGCAATGATCAGAGCTGTTATAGCTCCGTAATTCATCATCAGTCCTTTCGAACTTAGTGAGAACTTCGAGTTCTTGTTCTGCTTCGTAGGGCAGCTCATACTTGTAATACAAGTTACAGACTTGCCTCAACGACTTGATGCTTAACACACTTGGTGCTGGAAGAACCAGACCGTCATGTGAGAAGACGCACTGAAATAACTCACCTAGAAACCTAGGGAGTTTACTGTTGGGCAATAATTCAAAGCCCTCAGCGTTTAGTGGAACTTCTCCGAGTAGAGCTAAATCAATTGCTTTACCCAGACGTGGCAAGGTTTTCGTAAGAAAACCCTTTCCTTCCCGAGCTAGTCTCTCTTGCGCTTTCGCGTGAGTAAGAGACATCACTCGTGGTGTGAGCACTTCCGTATGTAACGATTGGACGTCACTCAGTAGTGCAGCGATGACTTCACTGTCATCTAGGCTCTTGTTGATTACCATATTGGCGATCATCCTAGAGCATGTACCTAGTACTGAATGATTCTTCAATTACTGAACCAATGACACAATGAAAACGAAATCAACTGATTATGCATCAATCGACTCGCAGATAGCCTTTCGCTATCTTTCTAACACTGTGGACGTCGT